CCCGCCGTACCTGTTCGGCATAAAATGCCCAGTCCCACGGCTGCGCGCTAAACCCGCCTTGCTGCTTATCGATAACCGCCTGTATGGAGGGTAATTCATCGCTAGCACGTTGACGCGCCGCTGGAACAATTTCCCGCATAAAGTTGAGTGCTGCTTCAGGTGTTTTTGCCATCTGATCGGCGATTTTCCATGCGGCATAATGAGGAAAACCAAGCAGTTTCGCCTGCTGTGCGCGAATCTCTACCAGACGTTGAATGATAGCGCGGGTATCATTGCCATCATTTTTTTCCGCTCGCGTCCAGCCCGCAATAAACAGTTTTTCACGCGTCGCACGATCGCGCATTTCGGCAAGCGCCGGTTGTTGGGTGGTATTCAGCAGCGGAATCAGCCATTTGTTATCCAGACCTTTCTCGCGAGCCGCCTCTGCCGCCAGCGCAATCTCTTGCTCACTCATTCCTGCCAGCTGCGCGATATCGTTCACAACCAGACCGCCGGATTTATTTGCTGCAAGTAACCGCTGGTTAAACTGGCTGGTCAGGGTCGCAGCTTCTGTATTCAGTACTTTTAATTTTGCTTTATCAGCTTGCGCAAGTTTGGCTCCGGCAAGGACAAAACGTTGATGAATAACCTCCACCAGGCGGATGGATTCACTATCAAGCCCCAGGGATTCACGGCGCTGCCAGACAGCATCTACCCGCGCGAATAATTCACCGTTCAGATAGATATCATTAGCCAGTTCCGCCAGTTCAGCGGAAAACTGTTCATCAAGACGCTGTAATTCATCATTGGTATGCGCCGCAGTCATCGCAAAAAAGACGCTGGTAACGCGGGTAAGTAATTCTCCGCTTTGTTCCAGTGCCAGAATAGTATTGTTGAAATCAGGCGTTTGCGGGTTAAGCGCGATGGCAGCAATTTCTGCCCGCTTTTGCTGCATTCCCTCATCGAATGCCGGGCGATAGTGATGATTGGCAATTTGATCAAAATGAGGAGCCAGATACGGCAGTGTGCTTTGCACAAGGAAAGGATTCATTGTTGTCATTTTCTTCTCCTGAACGCGAGGTGTTCCATAGCGTAGGCTTACTGATAACGGAGTGCAATCTTGCAAACCAGTATTACCCGCTCTTAAGCATCACGTGCTATGTTATTGACACACAAAAGCGTTGAGGAACAGTGAGATGATCGTTTTAGTAACTGGAGCAACGGCAGGTTTTGGTGAATGCATTACTCGTCGTTTTATTCAACAAGGGCATAAAGTTATCGCCACTGGCCGTCGCCAGGAGCGGTTGCAGGAGTTAAAAGACGAACTGGGAGATAATCTGTATATCGCCCAACTGGACGTTCGCAACCGCGCCGCTATTGAAGAGATGCTGGCATCGCTCCCTGCCGAGTGGTGCAATATTGATATCCTGGTAAATAATGCCGGCCTGGCGTTGGGCATGGAGCCTGCGCATAAAGCCAGCGTTGAAGACTGGGAAACGATGATTGATACCAACAACAAAGGCCTGGTATATATGACGCGCGCCGTCTTACCGGGTATGGTTGAACGTAATCATGGTCATATTATTAACATTGGCTCAACGGCAGGTAGCTGGCCGTATGCCGGTGGTAACGTTTACGGTGCGACGAAAGCGTTTGTTCGTCAGTTTAGCCTGAATCTGCGTACGGATCTGCATGGTACGGCGGTGCGCGTCACCGACATCGAACCGGGTCTGGTGGGTGGCACCGAGTTTTCCAATGTCCGCTTTAAAGGCGATGACGGTAAAGCGGAAAAAACCTATCAAAATACCGTTGCATTGACGCCAGAAGATGTCAGCGAAGCCGTCTGGTGGGTGTCAACGCTGCCTGCTCACGTCAATATCAATACCCTGGAAATGATGCCGGTTACCCAAAGCTATGCCGGACTGAATGTCCACCGTCAGTAATTTTTATACCCGGCGTAACTGCCGGGTTATTGCTTGTCACAAAAAAGTGGTAGACTCATGCAGTTAACTCACTCACAAGCAAGAACGAATGACCGTCGAAACGCAACTTAATCCCACACAGCCTGTCAATCAGCAGATTTATCGTATTCTTCGTCGCGACATTGTCCATTGCCTGATTGCACCAGGCACACCGTTGTCGGAAAAAGAAGTTTCTGTTCGTTTCAATGTGTCACGCCAGCCGGTTCGTGAAGCCTTTATTAAACTGGCGGAAAACGGCCTGATTCAAATTCGTCCGCAGCGTGGCAGCTACGTCAACAAAATTTCCATGGCCCAGGTGCGAAACGGCAGTTTTATCCGTCAGGCCATTGAGTGCGCGGTGGCGCGTCGGGCGGCGAGCATGATTACCGAAAGCCAGTGCTACCAACTGGAACAAAATCTTCACCAGCAACGCATTGCCATTGAGCGCAAGCAACTGGATGATTTTTTTGAACTTGATGACAACTTCCATCAACTCCTGACGCAGATTGCCGACTGTCAACTGGCGTGGGATACCATTGAGAACCTGAAAGCGACCGTTGATCGCGTGCGCTATATGAGTTTCGACCATGTTTCTCCACCAGAAATGCTGTTACGCCAGCATCTTGATATTTTCTCTGCCCTGCAAAAACGTGATGGCGATGCGGTAGAACGTGCAATGACGCAACATTTGCAGGAAATCAGCGAGTCCGTGCGCCAGATCCGCCAGGAAAACAGCGACTGGTTTAGCGAAGAGTAATTCATTTACTCTCATCCCATCCGGGATGAGAGGCTTTTCCCCCCACCTTACGGCTCATGCATGCATCAAAAAAGATGTGAGCTTGATCAAAAACAAAAAATATTTCACTCGACAGGAGTATTTATATTGCGCCCGTTACGTGGGCTTCGACTGTAAATCAGAAAGGAGAAAACACCTATGACGACCTACGATCGTAACCGTAACGCAATCACCACTGGCAGCCGTGTTATGGTTAGCGGCACCGGTCACACTGGCAAGATCCTGTCGATTGATACTGAAGGTCTGACCGCTGAGCAAATCCGCCGCGGAAAAACCGTAGTTGTTGAAGGTTGTGAAGAGAAACTGGCACCTCTGGACCTGATTCGTCTCGGCATGAACTAAGTGTGTGAATGCCGCCGATGGCGGCATTGCTTTTTTTACTTCACGGAATATTTCGCCACGGTCGCTTTCGCGCCATGCGCTAATAAAGACAAGTACGCTTCCGTCACTTTTGCAGTAAACAAGCTATTGTCTGGCAAATCATCACCAAAGATTGCCTTAATCGCCAGCAATGACTGGACGCGCGCTTTCCCTTCGGCACTACTTTGTACAGCCTTCTGAATAACAGGTAACAGTGGGTCACTGATTTCTATCGGATTTCCCTGTTCATCAACACCACCGACATAACGCATCCAACCCGCGACGCCCAGCGCCAGCAGATCGAACTTGCTGTCATGCGCCAGATGCCAGCGAACAGAATCCAACATCCGCTGTGGCAATTTCTGGCTACCATCCATCGCAATCTGCCAGGTTCGATGACGTAACGCCGGGTTGCTATAGCGTGCAATTAATCGGTTAGCGTAATCTTGCAAATCAACGCCCTGCACTTTCAGCGTCGGCGCTTGTTCCTGCAACATCAAGCCATACGCCGCATGACGATAATGTTCATCTTCCATACAGTCATTAATGTGCTGATATCCAGCAAGATAACCCAGATACGCCAGGAATGAATGACTGCCGTTGAGCATGCGCAACTTCATCTCTTCATAAGGCAGTACATCGCTAACCAGTTCTGCTCCCGCTTTTTCCCATTCCGGACGTCCGGCAACAAAATTATCTTCTATTACCCACTGGCGGAAAGGTTCACAGGCAACGCCAGCAGGATCGCGCACACCGGTAAGTTGTTCGATTTTCGCAAGAGTATCCTCTGTCACTGCGGGCACAATACGGTCCACCATTGTTGATGGGAAAGTCACGTTATCTTCGATCCATTGTGCCAGTTTTACATCAACGGCTTGCGCGTAGGAAGTGACAACGTCACGCATAACATGACCGTTTTCTGGCATGTTGTCACATGACATAACGGTAAATGCGGGAAGTCCTGCCGCTTTACGGCGAGCCAGCGCCTCAACAATCACCCCTGTTGCTGTTTTCGGCTGGTGGGGATTTTGCACGTCGGCAGCGACCATCGGGTGATCGAGCATTAACTGTCCGGTCGCCGGAGAGTGGAAATACCCTTTTTCGGTGATTGTCAGAGAGACAATCGCAATTTGCGGTTCACACATCGCAGCCAGCACGGTTTCTAAGCCATCTATTTGTACGTGCAAGGCTTTTTTAACGACGCCAACGACGCGAGCCGTCCACGCGTCGGCCGACATTTCCGCAACGGTATAAAGATTATCTTGCTGTTGTAAATCGGCAATTTGCTGTTCGCCGCCGATTAAGTTGACCTCATAATATCCCCAGTCACTGAAATGTTCCGTAGCAAGAATATCGGCATACACGCCCTGATGCGCACGGTGAAATGCACCAAAGCCTAAATGAACAATTCTTGGGGCCAGGTTATTACGATCATAAACAGGGAGTGTCGCTTTTGCTGATAACAAATTATTTCCCATAACAATTCCTTAAATATAAATATGGCAAGCTATATGTTTTGTTATATGAATAAAAATCCCCTCTCCGGTAAGAGAAGGGATTAAGGGTTTACAGACTTCTGGAAGGTTGCGCAGCTCTTACAACACGCGGTTGATCTTCCGCAGCGTCTTCCAGCGCACTTAAATCACGGTCTTTCACCTCTGGCATTTTCAGCGCAGAGATTAAACCAATCACTGAATATGCCATGATCATAATGGCGATCGGATACCAGGATTCCGTCATGGTGCAGAAAATACCCGCCAGGATAGGACCAAAACCGGAAGCGATAAGACCACCAATTTCTTTAGAAATAGCCATCCGGGTAAAGCGGTTTTTACAGCCGAACATTTCTGCCATGGTAATGTTTTCCAGAGCAAATAATCCCAGCACCGCACAGTTATGAATCACAATCAGTGCAACCATAATGGTGCTCGGGGCATAGCTTTTATCTACAATGATAGAAAGCATTGGCCATGCCAGCACAATCGCGGAGGTATTCATAATAATATACGGGATCCGGCGACCAATTTTATCGGATAACCAACCAAGGAACGGAATGGTCATAAAGCCGAGAATCGAACTAATCATCAATGCATCTGTTGGAATTGCTTTGTTAAACAATAACGTCTGCACTAAATAGCCTGCAAGGAAAGTCTGAATTAACCCGGAGTTACCCGCCTGACCAAAACGCAGCCCTGTTGCCAGCCAGAAGGATTTGCTCTGGAACATGCTACCAGCAGGTGCAGGTTTTGCTGTGGGTTGGTTGCTGTCATTAACCTTCTCAAAGACCGGGCTTTCTTTCAGATTCATACGTAACCAGATAGCAAAGACCATCACGACAACGCTCGCCAGGAACGGTATACGCCATCCCCACGCCAGCAGTTCCTCTTTACTGAGAATGAAGAACACAAAGGCCCAGATTGCCGTTGCGCTCAAGGTTCCGCAGTTAGTTCCCATAGCTACAAATGAGGAGATAATTCCGCGCTTACCTTTTGGTGCATATTCCGCCAGCATCGTACCGGCACCGGAAATTTCCGCACCTGCACCCAACCCCTGAATAATACGCAGCGTCACCAGCAAGATGGGGGCAAAAACACCAATCTGTGCATAGGTCGGTAACACACCAATTAAGGTGGTACAGATCCCCATCATGGTGATGGTAATAAAGAGCACTTTTTTACGCCCTATTCTGTCGCCCATTTTGCCGAAAATAAATGCTCCGACAATACGCGCCACATAACCTGCACCGTAGGTTCCCATTGCCAAAATTAACGCCATTGCCGTTGATGATTCAGGAAAAAATATTTCATGAAACACTAACGCTGCGCCGAGCGAATATAACTGGAAATCCATAATTCATAGATATTTTTTACCATCCTATGGATTTTTGGGCGTTTTCTAAGTTTTTTCAGATGGTTGTATTTTTTCTAAAAACTCCTGATCTCGATTTTGCTGTTTGTCTGAGGCCTTTTTATGTCCCATATATGCCCCAAGGTGCCCCATGTAAATCCAATTCAACTCAAAGCATCCCTGTTCAATATTTTTACAAGGGGCTTGCATATCAGTGTTTTTTATTGCGTAACGTCAAACGCTCGGATTGAGCGTAAATCCTCCAGATTATTCAGTTCATCCTTCATCTCCCGCTGCCGACGATAAATCTCATTATTGCGATCGACCTGTGCCTGCGCCATTGCTGCTGCCAGTTCTTCCAGTTCCTGCATTGACAGCGTCACCGGCTGATTATCTGCATCACCCCACGCAAGGGCGGTTCGTGCCGTATCAGATTTTGCGGCCATTACCACCGGATAAAGACGGGCCATTGAGTCGGGGCCAGCATTCCAGGTACGACCGTTCCATTCGAACGTGAACGCCTTCGCCTCCTGTTCTGCTCGCCACGCCTCGATTTCCATCTTTTTGGCATCTTTTGCCGCTGCGATAAGTTCAGGTGTAATGGTGAACGGGGCGATTTCGCCCCATTTGCCGCTCTGTAACTCTTCCCAGATACGCTGGCCTGTTTCATCCATGTCTTCCGGCGATGCTGTGTAAGGCAAATACTCTTCCACACCGAAAAACAACACCTCACAATCCACAGCGCCATTTTCCAGCCTGCATATCTTTTTAATATCTTTTATTTTCATCATCAGCTACCGTACCCGCACAAATAACCCCACAATAGTGTTGTTGTCAGCCATCAGTACACCACCCGAACCAGATAACGCTCTGTATGCCCCGGGCAGGAAAAGCGAATATGACCGTCCACTGACATAACAAGTTGGTGTGATTCCTTTTACGCCAGCGCCTGTCGCCACCCCTCCCGAGAATTCCACATGCCCCAGCCTTGAACCTGGATAAATCTTTCCTCTCTGCAGAGTTCTGGTCATATCGCTGTCTGATGTACCGTAATAGGCTGCAAGAATAATATTACCGACTTCCGGGGCCCGGCTATCACTCCCAAGCAGACTGGCAATCCCGCTTCTGTTTATGTAGCCTGAGTCCCAGGGGCGCAGGGACGGGTTTGTGGGATTTGCATCAAGAACTGTTCGATAGACATCCCCATACTGACCATAAAATGTCAGTAATTTTCTTTTGCCCTGATGTTCTGCCTGACTGTATACCCTGTCAGAAATTTTAATTTCGAGCACTCCGGTAAAACCAATATCCGGAATGATGGGATTAAAATCCGGATGTGTTCTCTGCTCCACAAGGTAGCGCCCTGGCGGCGTCTGCATACACCAGGTTACAAGCTCAGACTGACCATCACTGGCACTAAAATATTTAATCGTCGAAGTCAGTGCTCCAAAACCCAATGTCCCCGGTAATGCTCCTCTCCCTTCAGTGCGATCATAAATATTACTTTGTAATGCCACGCTATCTGAGATTTCAAGCACCTGCCGCATATCTTCGGATGTGAACTGCGCCAGCAGTGAGCGGGCTTTTGCTGACAACGGAGACAGCGCAATATTCCCTCCGGTATTAAAATACAGAAGGTTATCTGCCCGTACTGTTAATTTGCTAATCGCTGTTAAAATATCGCTAAGCGGCTGTTTACCTGCCAGTGCGTTAGTGACCGTCGTCGCAAAGTTTGGGTCATTACCCAGCGCCGCTGCCAGTTCGTTCAGCGTGTCCAGGGCTTCCGGGGACGAGCCAACCAGCGCAGCGAGCAGTTTGCGGACAAACGCCGCATTCGCCATCTCCAGTCCGACCGCATCATCCGGTGGGGTTGGTGTGGTTGGCGTACCGGTGAATGCCGGGCTGTCCAGCGGCGCTTTGGTTTTCGTCTCGTCCATGACGATTTTGACGGCTTTTGGGGTTGCAGCAAATGCTTCAGATGTGCTGTTGGCAGCACTACTGAGCTGTACTATTCCCTTTTTCGTTGTACTCGCATCCTCAAGCCCCACGGCGGATGCGATATCCTCTGCCCGCTTTGCCGCTGTCTCGGCTCGGGTTGCCGCGGACTCTGCTGTACTTTTGCTCCGCTCAGCCTCCGCCGCACTGTCTGCCGCCTCTGTCGCCTTCGTAGCCGCAGCGTTGGCGGACGTCTCTGCAGCAGTTTCTGAATCTGCTGCAGCTGAGGCGTTCTGTGCTGCCGCTGTTTCAGAAGACCTTGCGTTCGTCTCGGACGTTTTTGCCGCCTTCGCGGAATTTCCTGCCGCCGTTGCCGAGGAGGCTGCACTACTGGCGCTCGAGGCTGCACTCGTTTCTGATGATTTTGCCGCCTCTTTTGAAGCCGCCGCATTCCGTGCTGAAGTGGCTGCTTCTGACGCTTTCGTGGTCGCGGTGGATGCAGAAGTGGCTGCTGATTGTTGTGACGCTGCCGCATTCGTTTCAGACGTTTTCGCGGCACCGGCACTGGTGGCCGCCGCGCTTTTTGAGGACTCTGCTGCGGCAGCACTTTTTGATGCTTCAGTGGCCTTTGCTGATGCCGTTCCTGCGCTGGAAAAAGCCTCCTGAGCCGACGTCGCGGCCTGTCCGGCTGACGTTCTGGCTGCGCGTGCTGAGTCTGCAGCATCAGTCGCATGGGTTGCCGCCTCACGGGCTGATGTGCTGGCATCGCTGGCTGACTTCTTCGCGGCTGCCGTGTTCTGTGCCACTGCGGACGCGTTACGCGCCACCTCTTCCACCATCAGTTCAAAGCGACGCAGTGCCTCCGGACGGGCATCATCCTCCGTCATGGCACCGAGAAAATCATTCAGCGTACCGGGTTGAGAATCTTCATACACGGTGATGGTCCCGGCATGTGACGGCGGGAACCCTTCCACCAACAAAATAACGCTGTACTGACCGTACTCAACGTCCATACTGTAACGCCCGGCTTCATCCGGATTTTCTGAGGCCAGCGTGTTCACCACCACCGTGGTGCTGTTACGTTTTGCTTTCAGCTGGATTGTGCAGTTCTGTACCGGTTTTCCTGTGCCGTCTTTCAGTACACCTGAAATCTTTACTGCCATATTCACCCCACAAAAAAGCCCGCCTGAACCGGCGGGCTGTCATAACACTGTGTTACCTGGCTAATCAGAATTTATAACCGACACCCACGATGAAACCGTCAGTGCGCCAGTCACCACTGCCGGAGCCTTCATAAGCAATATCAATGGCCACGGATTCGGTCGGGTTAAACTGCACGCCTGCCCCCCACGCCAGAGACGTGTTGCTGTGGCGACTGTCATCACTTCCGGTCAGCACATCGTGCTTTTTCCCCTTGTTGTCAGTTACGCGGATATAATCTCCGGAGAAAGTCGAAACACGGCTGTAAGCCATACCCGCCATCGCATACGCGCTGAACCATTCATTCACGCGCACAGAGGGCCCCGCCATCACGCTGAACCAGCGGTTACGCACAGAATCTTCATGCCAGCGGGTATCGCTGTAACGGGTCAGCTGGCGATTCTTGTCTCCTGCATAGCTGAATGACGTCACCAGCCCCAGTGTGTCCGTAAACTCATAACGGTATTTCACGTTAATCCCGTTCAGATTATCGCTGCCGGGAGCGTTCGTTGAGGCATGGAGATACCCCGCGCTCAGCGTGGACTGATGTTCTGCTGCACTCGCTGGCGTAGCAGCGGCGACCTGCCAGACTACTGCGGACAAAATAACAGCACATAATTTACGCATAATTACCTCTCGCTTTTCTGCAATAAAAAAGGCGCCATTTCTGGCGCCCGTATCTGGGTTATAAAATTCAGCTAATCGTGATGCCTGCAGTGGCTTTCTTCATCACCACAACCAGCAAATCGCTGATACTTGCTGTGGGATACCAGTTATTTACCAGCCACGCTGACACCGAAAACTCCAGCGTCATGTGACCGTGACCAGCCGGCATATCAATAACACCACTGTAAATCAGCGTATTATCCAGCGCGGTACGGTTATAAATTTCAGCGCCGTTTTTCCGTACGATCAGACGGCATGAGGAGTAAATATCAGTATGCTCTTTCTCATGTTTAGCGCCACTGAATGCCACCGCCGGAATAACAATCTGCCGGTCAAACGGCTGATCGTCATAAACCCTGACGGTAATGGTTCCTGATGGCCACCGCTCCGGTGCACGGGAGTCCCGGGGGAAAGCTTTGCCCACTGTTTTAACGAGATCGCCTTCAATCTGGTTCGCGGACAGTTTTCCCAGAACCCGACAGTTCTCGTTAATCGTGACGTTGTTGAGCGTCCCTGAGTTCGCATTCACGTTACCGCTGATATCGGCATTTTTCGCCGTCAGCCGCCCGTCCGGTGTCAGGGAAAATGCCGGAGGATTACCGCCGCTGGTAATGGTCGGAGCCGTCAGGCGTTTCAGGAACACGTCGTTCATGAATATCTGATCGCCCTGACCAACAAACATTGGTCTTGTGTTGCCATTAGACGGATCAATAAACGCGATACGGTTAGCGGCAACCAGGAACTGGCTCAGTTTGCCTTCCTCCGTGTCCTCCATGCTGAGGCCAAGCCCCGCGACATAATGCTTACCGTCTTCGGTCTGCTCAATTTTGACGCCCCACATGGCATTCCATTTATCGTTGGCGTCTTTCCACTCTTTCGAAAACTGATCCAGTCTGCTGGCGTTATCTTCCGTCAGGTCGACTTTTTCCAGCAGCTCCTTGCCGAGATGGGATTCGGTTATCTTGCCTTTGAAAAAATCCAGGTAACCTTCCGCATCATCGCTCGCCCGACCGACGGCCTCCACGAATGCCGATTTGCCAACGGTGTTCACACTGCGGATATAAAAGTAATAATCATGGCCCGGTTTGATATTGATACTGGCGGCTATCCAGTACAGCCCCGCGCCAAGGTAGCGGGCTGTGGTTTCAACCTGCCTGATATCGGTAATCCGCGTTTCCGAGAACCAGAACTCAAACTGTACCGTCGGATCATAAACCTCAAGATGCGGCGTGGCAGTTATCTGAAAATAGCCCGGCGTCAGCTCAATCCGCGACGGTGCTACCGGTGCGGCAATCCTGAACGATACCGACGCCGGATCGCCCTGCTGTCCCCACGCATTTACCGCCCGGACTGTCAGCGTGTACCGTCCCAGCGCCAGTTGCGTGAAGCGGTATGTGGTTTCCGTCGTCCGGGCCGTGCTGACCAGCCGCTCACTGCCGTCATCCGCTGCCACGGTCAGGCGAAGCAGGAAGCTCACGCCCTTCACCACCTTCGGCGTGTCCCATCGCGCCAGCACCTGATATTCCCCGCTGTCTGCAGTGACTTCGGCGGTCAGATGCTGCACTGCTGGCGGCGTGACACCATTCACCGTGCCGCTCTGGTCGCCGTCAAAGTGCGCCCCGTTATCCACGATGGCCTCTTTTTCCGGTACATGCTGCACGGCGGTGATGGCATACGTGCCGTCGTCGTTCTCACGAATACTCACGCAGCGGAACAGGCGCTGGCGCAGCGTCGGCAGCTTCAGCCCCCACACGCTGTATTCAGCAACACCGTCAGGAACACGGCTCACTTTCACCTTCACGCCGTCGGTGACGGACTGAACCTCCACGCTGACCGGACTCCCCTGCCCGTCAACCAGGCTTATCAGCGTGGTGCCGGAAGATGGCAGCGTGATTTCACGGTCGAGCGTCAGCGTCCGGGTCTGGCTGTTTACCGCCAGCACGCGCCCGCCGATGCTGATACCGGCATAGTCATCATCACAGATTTCAATGACATCGCCCGGCACATGGCGAAGCCCTTCTGCGCCCACGCTGAAGTCCACGGTCTGCGTTTCCAGCAGTTCTGTTTTAATCAGCCACAGCCCGGCGCGGTGTGCCTGCCCCCGGCTGGTACAGCCAAAGGCATCCATCTTCGTGACGTTACGACCGTAACGGGCAATGGCCTGCGTATCCTCCACAAGCTCTGTCGCCGTCTCCCAGCCGTTGTTCGGGTCAATCCAGTTCACCTCAACGGCATTATGGCGGTCTTTCAGGGCGCTGAAGCTGTAGCGGAACGGCGCGCCAT